GAGGAAGAGAGCGCTGGGCTACCAGTCTCGCGGTGCGTGCAAAACTCCAACCGTTGAAAAATCGCCGGGGTTTCCGCAATGGCCGTGACCGGACGCAAACCAAAAGACGAGAAGGTGACGCGCCACCCCCTGAGCCACGACTGGACGGAGGTCGACGACCGGCCGTACACCGGGCCGAAGAAGGCGCTGCCGAAGAAGCTGCCTGCCGAGACGCGCGCCTGGTACGCCGACATCTCGCGGATGCCGCATTGCGTGCTCTGGACGGCGACCGATTGGCGCTTCGCCGTCGACACTGCGCGAGTGCACGCGGCATTCATCGGTGGCGACATGGCGCGGGCAGCCGAGCTGCGCGTTCGAGAAGCAAAGATGGGCACGACGATGGACGCGCTGCGCGACCTTCGTATCCGCTACCGCGAGCCGCTGGCGAAGGATGTGCCGACAGACGAGACCGAGACAGCGGCGCCAGCCGAGGATGCGGTCGACTTCGCCGCCGAACGGCGAAAGAGGTTGACCGGTGCCGGTTGAGCGCGTGGTTTCGCCCGGGCACGAGCGAAAGCGCAGCCTCGGCTGGCTGGCAGCAGCGTGGATGGACCACTTCTGCGTGCACGGGCCGGGCGATGTCCAGGGGCAGCCGGTGAGGCTGAGCGACGAGCTCGCCGCCTTCACCGCCGATGTGTACGCGCTCGATGCGAACGGGCGACGGCTCTACGACAGCGCGTTCTTCTCACGGCCGAAGGGCGCCGATAAGTCGGGCCACGCAGCCCGCTTTTCCTTGTTCGAAGCGCTGGGCGCGTGCCGCTTCAATGGCTGGGCCGAGGGCGGCGAGATCTACCAGCACATGGACTTCAAGTACCGCTACGAGCGCGGAGAACCGATGGGGCGCCCGGTGACGGCGCCCTTTCTGCGCATCCTCGCCACCGAGGAGGGGCAAGCCGGGAACGTCTACGACAGCGTTTACCTCAACCTGCGGGAAGGTCCACTGCGCGAAGCGTTCGCGCGGCCGGATGATATTGGGCTGACGCGCGTCTACATCCCCGGTGGAGGCGAGATTCGACCTTCGACAGCGAGTTCGAGCGCGAAAGACGGCGGGAAGGAAACCTTTTCGAACTTCGACGAGACGCACCTCTACATCACGCCCGAGCTGCGGCGGATGTACGCGACGGTGCGCCGCAACATGGCCAAGCGCAAAGCGGCCGAGCCGTGGTCGTTCGAGTCGAGCACGATGTACCAGCCGGGCCAGAACAGCATCGCCGAGGCGTCCCACTCGCTCGCGAAGCGCATTCGCGAGGGGAAGGTGCGGATGCCGCGCTTCCTCTTCGACCATCGCGAGGCGCCGGCGGATACGAACCTCGCCGACGAAGTCTCGCTCCGCGCAGGGCTCATCGAAGGGTATGGCAGCGCATCAGAGTACGTCCCTCTCGACCGCATCATCGCGGAGATCTGGGACCCTCGAAACGATGTGAACGAGTCGCGGCGTTACTTCCTCAACCAGGTGACGGCTGCGGGCGACGCGTGGGTGTCGCCGCAAGAGTGGGACGCCTGCGCCGACGACAAGAAGAAGGTCGAGCCGAAGGAGCTGATAGCGCTCGGGTTCGACGGTTCAAGCACGAACGACCATACCGCCCTCGTTGGCTGCCGCATCAGCGATTCGCACCTGTTCACGGTCGGACTATGGGACCCGGCGCAGTCCGGCGGCGAGGTGCCCAAGCCGGCGGTCAACGCGGCCGTCGCGAAAGCGTTCGAAACATACGACGTCGTCGCCTTCCTCTCGGACGTGCGCGAGTGGGAGTCGTACATCGATAGCTGGGAGCAGGACTACGCCGAGGGGTTGTGTGTGCGTTCGATGGATAAGCACCCAATCGCCTGGGACATGCGCGGCCGGACCATCGAAACGACGAAGGCGGCGGAGGCGTTTCACACGGCGGTCATCGAACGCGACCTCACGCACTCCGGGGACAAGCAGGCGAGCCAGTACGTGTACAACGCGCGGCGCTGGCCGAACCGCTACGGCGTCACCTTTGGGAAAGAGACTGCAATGAGTAACGACAAGGTGGACTGGGCGGCGGCCGCGATGTTGGCGCGCAAGGCGCGGCAGGATTACCTGGCGCTGCCAGAGAACAAGAAGCGGCAACCGAAACGGAAAGCGAGTGTCTCATGGGCATGAATGCAACGAGACTGTTATGCACGAGGGTTATTCGTGCGATACTCACCGCAGTTGTGCATGGGAGTAAGCAGCTGATCGGTCTCCTGTCTCCCTCGACTGTCGCGGCTTCGGTTGGGGTCGCGCTCACTGCATACGGGCTCTACGGACTATACGAGCCCCTCGCCTACATCGTGCCGGGCCTGCTGTTGACGGCGTTCGGATTGTGGCTGGCCGGCGTGTTTACGAGGACGGGATAGGGGATAAATGGCGTCTGGGCTCCTGGAACGCATCGTCGAGACCCGCAACGTCGCGACCAACGCATCACGCATCGCTTCCGTTCCCGGCGGCGGTTTCGGCAGCCAGTACGCCACACCCAACCTCAGCGAAGCCTATTACCGCAACGTCACGATCAACGCCGGACTGCGCCTGCTCGCCCGCCAGGTGGCCGAGCCATCGTTCGTAGGGCGGAAATATCGGGGCGGACGGACGGATACGCGGCGCGCAGCGAACCATTTCCGCGCTCAGGGCCTCAAAAACAGCGCCGGCGCCCGCGAAGTGGACCGCGCACTGGTTACCAACGGCTTCACCGAGCAGGTGTTCGACCATCCGCTCGTCGAGCTGCTGAACAACCCGAACCCGTTCATGACGGGCGACGAGCTTTGGGGGCTCACCGTTGTCCTCGACCAGTGGATGGCGGGCAACGCTTACATCCTCAAGGGGCGCACGGACTACGGAAATTGCGCTGAATTGTGGCGCTTGCGGCCAGATCGGGTGCGAGTCATCCCCGACGAGCAGGAATTCATCGTTGGGTACGAATACAAGGTCGGCCAGAAGAAGTTCGTCTTCCCGCGCGACGACATCGTCCACATCAAGACGCTGAACCCGGACAACCCCTACTACGGCACGCCGCTGCTGCTCCCGGTGATCGATTCGCTCAGCATCGACGCGGCCATGAAGGGCTACCTCAAAACGTTCTATCTGTCGGGCGGCAGCGGCCCGGGGGCCATTCTCTCGGTCGAAGGTGAGCTCACGCAGGAAGAAAAGGAAGAATTGCGCGAGCGGAAGCGCCGAATCTTCGGTGGCGCGGCCGGTGCGCACGAGTGGCTCATCCTCGACAACACCAAGACGACGTACCAGTCGCTGGGCCTCGACCGTGGGCTTGCTGCCGGGCTGCCGAAAGAGATCGCCGCGGTGATCGCGTCGGAGCTTTCGATGGCGTTGGGGATCCCGGGGTCGATTCTCGGCCAGCTAATCGGCTACGAATCGTCCAGCTATGCAAATAAGCGCGCGGACTGGCAGGTAATTTGGGACATCACGCTCACTCCGCAGATGGAGGGACTCGACAACGCCATCAACAAGGCGTTCCTCGATAAGCAGCACCCCGAGTTCAGGGGCATCGACGAGATCTACTCGGACCTGTCATCGATCGCCGCGCTGCAGGAAGACGCGGACGCGCTGCAGGAGCGCGCTCGTAAGAACAAGGACGCTGGCATCCTTGGCTGGCATGAGTCACGGATAGCTGTCGGGCTGGACCCGGACCCAGACCCGGACGAAATCTTTATGGTGCCAGCGAACATGCAGGCCATTCCATACCGCGAGCTCGGCCAGGCGCCAGCCGAGCCAGCCACACCCGCTGAGGCCGTCGCGGCACAGTTCCGGCAGGCGTTCCTCGCCAAGGATGTGACGCCGAGGGTTGGCCGACCGGCATTACTGTCCGACCCGGGCGCCCGCGCCATCCACGACAAGGCACTCTCGCTTCGAGCGAAAAACCCGGCGTGGGCATGGTCCGACGTGGCGGCCGCGCTGAACGTCAGTGAGCGCCAGTTGAGGCGCTATCGGACGCAGTTCGAATGAACGAGTGTCATCGCGGGTTCGCCCTGAATTGTGGGTTGCCATCGAAGCACGACGGCCCTTGCGTCACCCAGCTGCTGCGCAACGGTAATCGCCTCATCGCTATCGTCAGCGAACCGCCCATCGTGCGACAGATCCCTACCGTCGCGGAGACGCTTCGCCGGCTCGACCTCGCGATTGCAAATGTGAGGCGCTTCGCCTAGACAAGGCGTCAATTACCGTCCGGTTTAAGTCCGGTTCCCGTCCGCCCGGTTTCTGGCGCTTAGCTGAATCTTCGGCGCATGGACAAGAGGCGACTCGGCTGGCGCGTGGTCAATGCGGCAGCATCTCCGCGCGAAGCGGACATTCTCCTGTTCGATGTCATCGGTGGTGATGGCTTCTGGGAAGACGGCACGACCGCAGCGGACTTCGTCAAGGAGCTGATCGACCTCAAAGGGAACGTTGATCTCATCCGGTTCCATATCAACAGCCCCGGTGGCTACGTTGATGACGCCCTGGCGATGTACCAGGCCATTCTTGATCATCCTGCGACGACAGAGGCTCACATCATCACGGCGTACTCCGCCGCGTCGTTCGTCGCGCTCGCAGCTGACAAACGGCTGATCGCCAAGACCGGCAAGGTCATGATCCACGACGCGTTGACCTACGCATACGGGAACGCTTCCGACATGCGAGCGCTCGCCGATCGGCTCGATGCGGAGAGCGAGAACATCGCTTCTATCTATGCAGACAGGGCAGGCGGCCAACCGGCCGACTGGCGTTCACGGATGCAGGCCAACGGCAAGAACGGCACCGAGTACCGCGGCCAGCAAGCAGTTGACGTTGGGCTGGTGCAGGAACTCATGCCTGCCTCCAAGAACGAATACAGCGAGCGGATCGCGGCGCTCGTGACTGAAACGACTGCGCCCACCAACCCCGAACCCTCCGCCCAGGTGATCGACTTCGCGGCAGCGATTCGCGCTGCTCGCCTGGAGTCGCCCACCCCGACCCTCCAGCAACTGCTGGAGACACAGTCGTCACTCTCAACCGCCCTCAAAGGAGCCTGATCCAATGGCAACGAAGATGCCCATCCCGCAGACCCCTGCCGAAATGCAGGAACTCATGGACGACACCAAGCGGCTCGCCAACTGGATCAGCGAGGGAGGGCAGCTCTCTGAACTGACCCGCGCTTACGCGAAGGCGACCGACGAGCGCGGCGAGATGTCGGAGCTCGTGACCAACGCGGTGAAGGCCGCGATGGTGGGCCGCGGCGAGATCGCAGAGATCGTGAACAAGGAGGCGGGCGAAATCGTCGCCAAGCTGCTCGCGGACCGTGGCGTGAACCGCCCGGACATGGGTGGCCTGGGCGCGAAGTCCGCGGCCACGGCGAACCCGCTCGCGGCGGGCGTCCCCATGGACGACATCGGCTTCACGAACATCGGCGACTTCACCCGGACGGTCTTCGGGCGTGGTAAGGCCGGAGACGAACGGGTTGTGAAGGCACAGGAAGTGATGAACGCCTACAGCTCGTATGACCCGAGCACCGGCGGCTTCCTCGTCCCGGAGACGTTTCGCTCTGAGATTTACGACCTCGTGCTCGAGCAGAGCATCGTCCGCCCGCGGGCGTCGGTCATCACGATGGGACCGGGCAAGCAGGTGCTCCCGTACGTCGACCAGACCACGCACGTCGGGTCGGTGTTCGGTGGCATGGCGTTCCAGCGCGTTCCTGAATCCGGCACCGTCCCCCCGACCGAAGCCAAGTTCGGTCGCGTTGTGCTGGAAGCCACGAAGCTGATGGGTACGGCACGCGTGCCAAACGAACTCTGGGCCAACGCCGCGTCGCTTTCGACGTGGCTGATGGCTGCGATGCCGCGTGGTATCGCGTTCTTCGAGGACCTGGACTTCATTTCCGGCCTCGGTGGCGGCAGCGGCCCGCTGGGCTTCACGAAGTCGCCAGCCCTCATCACTGTGGCGAAGGTAACGAACCAGCCAGCCTCGACCATCGTGGTTGACAACGTCACGCAGATCTACGCCCGGGCGCTGCCGCAGTCGATCGGCAACTCGGTCTGGCTGGCGAACCCGACCACTTTCCCTCAGCTCGCCACCCTCTCGATCCCCGTCGGCACCGGTGGTTCGGCGGTGTTCCTCATGGACATCCATGCCACACCGAACATGACGCTGCTCGGGCGGCCCATCATCTTCACCGAGAAGGTTCCGGCGCTTGGCGCAGCCAACTGCATCGGCCTGTACGACATGGGCATGTACCTCATCGGTGACGCCCAGTCGATCTCCGTTGAGACCAGCACGGAAGCCCGGTTTGAAAACGACGAGACCTCCCTCAAGGTCATCGCCCGGAACGACGGCCGGCCGTGGATCCAGTCTGCGCTCACGCCGATCAACGGCGACTCGCTCAGCCCATTCGTCGCCCTCGGCGCCGTCGCCTAAGTCCGTACGACCAGGAGAGAGGGGCAATCAACCCCCTCTCTCTCCCAAACACTGAACCGGCAGTAACTCCCCGGCAGAAAGGTCTCAGTCATGGCTTACTCAGGCACCGCAACGTCGAACAAGGGCACCGGGCTGGGGAAGGACTTCAACGTCTTGCCGCTCGCCACGGGCAAGCATGTCTCGATGAAGAACTGTGCAGCCATCACGTTCGTCTGCTACGAAGACGGCGGCGCGCAGTCGATCGCCTTCAAGGAGTCGATCGACGGCGCCTCTGAGCAGATCCTGCCCGTCTTCACCGAGTTCTATGCCGGCGACGGTGTGGGCAGCGTGTGGACGAAGGAAGCGCAGACGATCGATGACGCCTGGACGAAGGCAGACACCACGCCCTTCGATGCGCTCGTGGTCACCGTCCGCAAAGAGCAGCTCTCGCCGGGGTTCAACGCGGTGGAGTGCACCATCGATGGCGCAGGGATCTGCTTCGCCATCCTGCACGAGCTCGCGGTACAGCGCGCTCCCCAGAACCTGCCTTCGGTGAACGTCACCTAAATGGCAGCGATCGACGACCTCCAAACCGCTCTGCTGGAGCGCTACAACATCGACGAGCCCGGCGACGGCAGCGTGTTCGCTGCTGTCGCACGGGTCCGTGAGGAAGGCGCCGCGGCCATCCCAGTGTTGGAACACGAGCTGCGCGAGCGCACGTTCTACCACTGGCACGAGCGGATCTGGGAAGCGTTCGCCAACCTCTCGAACGGCGAGCCGGAAGGCCTCGCAGCCAAGTCCTATAACGAACTGAAGGCACTCGCGAAGGCTCGCGGTATTGCTTTCGTTGGCCTCACCAAGGCGGCGCTGGTCGAGGCACTCACAGAGGAAGACAGCCCGGCGGAACCAACCGCCTAAAAACAGGAGGCACAGGTCATGAGCTTCGCAGCACTGAAGAGTGATTGGATCGCCGGCAAGTTGTTCTTCCGCAAGAAGAGCAACGGAGGGATCGTTTTCAGCATCGGCCCGAACGGCATCGGCAAGGGCCTCACGCGCGTCGATGTGGACTCGCAGAACGCTACCCTCCCGGCGGCGACGCTGGCATCGGGGCTCCTGGTGCACACGTCGGCGACCGGCGGCGGCACGCTCACGGTGGATACGGCCGATAACCTCGATGCCGCGTTTCCGGAGTGGCAGATCGGCGAGACGATGGAGTGCCACTACCTCAACGATGGCAACCAGACCGTGACGCTTACCGGCGCCACCGGGGTGACCGCCACGGCCGCGCAGACGATCGCGACGCTCCAGGGCCGGCTCATCGTCTTCCTCAAAACCGCCGCGAACACTTACATCGTTTGGGGCGAGTAAGCGATGGCGGGCACGGTAACTGTCGTTGAGGAGCGCTACGGCTCCGTGAAGAAGGTCGCCTGGACGTGGACGGCCACGGCCGGCGGCGCGGCGGACCTCGTCACGGCGAACGCTTACAACGGCGCCGTCGAGCGATTGGTCACGGTGCCCGATGCGGGAACTGCGCCAACGGACAACTACGACATCACGGTCACCGACGAGGACGGCACGGACGTGCTCATGGGCGCGGGCGCGAACCGCGACACGCTGAACACCGAACAGGTGCTCGCCTCATCGCTGGGCGTGGTTGCCAACGACAAGCTCACGCTCAACATCAGCAACGCTGGTAGCGGCGGCAAGGGCGTCACCTACCTGTACATCCGCTGAGAGGGGAATCGATGCGAAGGGAATGGGGTGGCTTCGGAGCGATTCTCAGCGAGGCGGAAGCGTTCGATGAGGTGAACCGCAGCACGCCGCGGCTTGCGTGCCCGCGCTGCAGCACGCCGCTCGATGTGAACGGCGAGGGCGCGGTGAACTGCCCGATGGGCCACTACCGGCGTGCTTCGCGGCCGATGCTTTCGGAGGACGCCGATGGCTCTCAGTGATGCCTACGCGACGGCCGCCGAATACCGCACGCAAACGGACAAGTCCAGTACTGCCGACGACACCACGATCGCCAGCGAGCTGACTGCCGTGTCGCGCTACATCGATAAGCGGCTCGCGCGCCCGCTCGGGTTCAGCAAGGACGCCACGGCGGTCGCGCGCGTGTACGTCATGGGACGACCGTTGCGCATCGATGTGGATGACTACGTCTCGGTGAGCAGCGTGGAAGTCGGCGACCACTACAGCCAGGTTTATGATTCCGCGCTGGCCACGTCGGCCTATGCGCTCTTGCCGCGGGCGGCTGCTCAGCAACCGGAGCCGCAGCCCTATCGGCAGATCGAGTTCCTCACGAACTGCCCGGGCTACCAGCAGCTCGTGCGCGTCACCGGCATTGGCGGGTGGCCAGCGGTGCCCCCGGCGATAAAGGCCGCGTGCATCGAACTGACGAGCATCCTGCGGCTGGAGTCGGCGCGGGCAACAAACAAGGTCAACGCCATGGACCAGGTGCTGAGCACGAGCCGTGTGGCGCAGAACATCATCGACGAGCTCTTGCGCGTCTATCGCAACAAGGCGGCCATCATCTGATGGTTACGAAGCAACGGAATATCCGGGTTGCCGGGCTGGATGAGCTCGAAAAGAAACTGGGCGCGGACTTCCTCTTCCAGCCTGAGATTGAGGACATTCGCGGGACCATCGTGAAGCGCATCATGCGCGGTGGTAAGGGGCTGGGAGCTCAGCGAAACCAGATCACCGCCCAGCCGGAAGACCTCGGCGCCATCGTCGAGACGACCCTTACGAACCCCCGCAACACGGGTAAGGCGTGGGGCCACAAGAACCAGCGAATCGTTGGCTCGATGGCTCCGCGCGTGTTCGCGAAGGCCGCCAGGAACATCGAAGCGCGCTGGGCGGCTGAGTCTGGCGGGGGTCTGTCCTGATGGACATTCGCAGCGTGCACGCGGACCTCGTCACGCGCCTGGCGACGCTGGCCATCACCGCGCCGGCGACGGCGAGCATCAAGCGCGTCTACAAGTACGTGCCAAAGCTTTCCAAAGCCATCACCGACTACCCGTGCATCTTCCTCACCTACGGGCTTGAGCAGGTGCTGTTCATGCCTTCGTTCACCGAGCAGCAGTACACGATCCATATCCAGATGTTCATCGGCAAGGTGGAGGCCGAACAGGACATCAGCGCGGACGTGGCGAGTGCCTTTCTCGATGCGCTCGTGACCAAGCTCTCTCAGTCGCAGCGGTTGGGCGGCACGGTGAGCGTTATCCGCGGCCTCCGCGGCTCATCGCCAGACACGCTAACCGGGCTGGAGTGGGCGGACGTGGACTTCGTCGGCCTTGACCTCTTCCTCGACGTCACCCTCAAAACCGCTATGGAGCATGCAGCATGAGCTATCAACTGACCGCCTTTGCGAAGACACGGGAGCCACTCAACCGCGTGCCCTGGCGCGATCTCAGCGATGAGGAGTTCGCTGTCGCGAACGCGTTGTATGACGGGCTCCTTGAGGAGCGCGGCTACTTCGAGCCCGAAGCGCCAACCAGTGAGGATTCCTCACAGGTTGCCACCGAGCCGACGCGCATTCGCGGCCGGCGCCATGTAACTGAAGACGCGGCAGCGCCCGCAGAGGAGGACTGAGATGACCGAGAACACGCTCGAGGGCCTGCGAATCAACCAGTTCGGCTTTGAGACTGTCAAAGCCACGGGCACGCTGACCCTCGCAACCCAGCCGACGGCGGCCGACACCATGACCATCGGCACGAAGGTCTATACGTGGAAGGCTTCCGGCGCGGCTGCGGACGGAGAGCTCAACGTGGGTGCCGACCTCGCGGCGGCCAAGCTCAATGCGGTCGCCGCCATCAACGGCACGGACAGCATCAACGACCCGCACCCGGACGTGAGTGCGTCCGCGTTCAGCGTGAACGTCTCCACCCTTACGGCACGCCGCGGCGGCACGCTCGCCAACGCCATCGCCCTCACCGAAACGTTCACGGACGCCGGCAACGTCTTCAACGCGGTGCTCCTCGGCGGCACGACCGCCGGGAGTTTCGCTCGCGGGACGGCGGTGGCGTCGACTTCGAAGATCGCGATTGAGAAGCTCGATTGGGATGACGCCGACGAGAACATCTACCGCCCGCAATTCGCCAACGGTCTGCTGATGCGCAACCGCGGGCACGCCACGGCTGTGCAGCATGGCACCGGGTTCAGCTGCTCGGACCAGCCGATGGTCTGGGAACAGCTCATGCACTGGCTGAGCATGGCGGTGACAGGCCTGCCCACGGTGGAGTTCGTCTCGGGCTCGCCGGACGTGTACCGGTGGACGTTCACCCGCAATCCCATCACGAACCCGCAGCCGAACGCGGCCACCATCCAGCGGCGGTTCACGAACGGCACCGACGTCATCGACCAGCGCGCGGCCTACGCGATGATCAAGGACCTCACGCTCAAGTACGCGCAGAACGAAGTGGTGAAGCTGTCGCTCAACGGCTTCGCGCGCAAGTTCGAGACGAGCACCATCACGGCGGCGCTCAGCCTGCCCACGACCGAGCTGGGCGTGTCGGCGCTGAGCACGGTCTACGTGAACGACTCCTGGGCGACCGTTGGCGACACGTTGCTGGCGGAGCAGGTCGTCGGCTGGGAGTTGGCCATCGGCACCGGGCTGATGCCGCTGATGACGGCCGAGGGGCGCACAAGCCTCGACTTCACCAAGCACCAGATCGACGCGCACAACGTCACCCTCGGGCTCAAGCTCACGTGCCTGCTCGACCCGACGAGCTACGCGACGGAGTCGGCGGCGGCGGCCGCGGGAACGATGCGCGCCATCCGCATCAAGGTGGCAGGCTCCGGCGGCCGACTGCTCACGCTCGACGGGCTCTTCCAGTACACGAAGCCGGCGCTGTTCAAAATCGGCGAGCAGGACGGCGGGGACATCGTCGACATCGAGCTCGAGGAGGCGACCGACCAGACGAACTTCTTCTCGGTCATCCTCGAGCATCCGACGGTGAACTCGCTCGCATGAACGCGTCGTTCATCCCGGTCCGGTGCCCGTGCTGCGATTACCTGTTGTTCGAAGCCGGGCCCGGGTTCGCCGGCCTCACGCGGCATAAATGCAAGCGCTGCCGGAAGCGCGTGTGGGTCTCCGGCAACGGGGCCGGACACACGCGCACCGGCATGGTGGACGCGCCGCAAGTCAGGATGGCCGGATGAGGAAGTGTGCGGGTTGTGAACGGCGGCACGCCTGGCTCAATCGAAAGTTCGCTCAGGTGCTTGACGGTCGCATCCGAGGAATAGCTACAATGCATCATCAACTGCGCAGTTCGACCCCGAGCATAGCCCAGCAGCTCCCTCACGCGAGCTCCGAGGAACGGCCAGCGGCGAACCTACCGAAAGGTGGTTCACGCCATGGCCCTTATCAAGAAAACCAACAAGCGACTCGAACACCCGACTGAACCCGGCGCCTGGTTCGTCGTGCGGCTCCCGCTGAGTGCCGGCGACCTGGCCGCGATGCGCTCGGATGGCAGCTCGATTGCGATGTCACTCGACCTCGCCGCTGAGGTGATCAAGGAGTGGAGCTACGACGCTCCCGTCTCGCTCGATACAGTGAAGGACCTGGACGTTGATACGTTCACCTGGCTCTCTCGGGAGATTCAGGAGGCGAGCGGCATCCGGAGTGAGGACGAAAAAAAAGACTTCGGTTCCAGCTCCTCGCCCACTTTGGCGCTGGTCGAGGGCGATTCCCCGAAGAGCTCGGGTATCTGATCGAGATGGAATGGCTGCGCCGGCACGGCGTCATCGGCTGCTACGACGATTACGTCGGGCTGCCGTTCGTCGTGCTCGAGGACTCGCGCCTGTTGATGCAGGAGGAGTGGGCGCAGGAGCGCAAGCAGAGAGCGGAGGCGGAACGTGGCAACCGTCGCTGAACTGATCCTGCTTATCACGGGCAAGAACGAGGTTTCGAAGGTCCTCAAGGCTGCCGGCGGGGACGCGGGCAAGCTGGGCAAGGAGTTCGAGGACCTCGGGAAGAAGCTCGACGGCGCCTCGTCAAAGATGGCGGGTGTCGGAAAGGTCATCGCCGCTGGTGCTGCCATCGGGGTCACGTCGGCAGTAGGCCTCGGTGGCGCAGTGCTCAAGCTGGGCCTCGACTTCGATTCGGCCTATGACAAGATCCGCATCGGCACCGGCGCCACGGGCGACCAGCTGAAGGCGCTCGAAGGCAACTTCAAGACCGTGTTCACCTCGGTGCCAACGGACATGGAGTCGGCCTCCACCGCTATCACCCAGCTGGCACAGCGCACGGGCGCGGCGGGCGGGACGCTCGAGGAGATGTCGAAGTCGGCGCTCAACCTGAGCAGGCTCACCGGCACCGACCTCGCCGGCAACATCGACAAGGTCACGAAGCTCGCGAACAACTGGGGAGTCGCGAACAAGGACGTGTCCTTCCTGATGGACAAGCTCTTCACGGCCGCGCAGAAGACTGGCGTGCCGATTCAGGAGTTGGTCGATGCGGTGCTGCAGGGGAGCCCGGCGTTTCGTGCGCTGGGTATCGGCATGGACCAGTCGATCGCGATCATCGGGTCACTCACCAAAGCGGGAATCGACGCGGGGTCGGTCGTCCAGGGGCTCAATAAAGCCATCTCGCTGGCAGCGAAGGAAGGCAAGCCCGCGGGCGATGCCATCCGCTCGGTGTTCGAGGCGATCCAGAACGCCGTTTCGCCGACCGAAGCGCTCACCGTTGCGGTCGACATCTTCGGCACGAAGGCGGGCCCGAAGATGGCCGACGCCATCCGCTCCGGCGCCTTCAGCGTGGACCAGCTCACGGCCGCGGTGCAGGGGAGCCAGGGCGCCATCAACCAGACGGCGAAGGACACGGACGACTTCGCCGAGAAGTTCACCATCCTGCGCAACAAAATCACGGTGGCGCTGGAGCCGCTGGCGAACCGTGTCTTCGACGTCGCAAACCGCTTCACCGACTGGCTCATCCCGGCGCTGACGGCGGCGGGGCAGGAGTTCGAGACCGAGTTGCTCCCGAAAATCAAGGAGTTCCTGAACAGCGACGTGGTGCCGTTCCTCGAGCGGATGGCGCAGGGCTTCAAGGACAACCTCCCGGGTGCCATCAACGCGGTCAACCACACGCTCGCGAGCTTCATCAACATCGTCGCCACAACGGTGACGGCCATCACCAGCGGCTTCAGCGCCATCGTCCGCATCATCTCCATTTCGATGCAGGCGGCGGCCACGGTCGTGAGCACGCTCGGCAAGGTGATTTACGAGGGCCTGTCGTGGATCAACCCGTTCGCGACGCACTCGCCGGCGCTCGTCGACCAGGTGCGCGATGGCATGGCGCTCATCGTCCAGAACTTCGGGCGGCTCGACGAAATCAATGGCAAGCTCGACGGCTCCGCGGCGGCCGTGCGCGGGTTCGAAGGCGCCATGACCAGCGTTGCCTCCGGGCTGCAGGCGGCGGACCTCGCCGGCACGATCGACAACATCAACCAGGCGGCCGGTGGGGAGGCGGCAGCGGCTTACGCTTCAGCGGCTTCGGGAGTGGATGCGCTCAAGGCTTCGTACGACGCGCTGACGCCGTCCATCGAAGCGGCAAAAACCAAGCTGGACGATGCGGGCAAGGCGCTCGACGACATCAAGTCCAAGATCTCGGCGGCGAAGGCGAGCTTCGACGACCTGTCCAACACGCCGCTGCTCGAAGAGAAGCCGTTCGACGCCAAGGCGAAGGCGATCGACACCGACATGACCCAGCTGCAGCTGAAGATTACGAAGCTCAAGCAGCAGGGCCCGCTGGAGATCACAGACGCCAAGGGCAAGACGCAGGTAACAGCGCTCGGCAAGAGCGTCGAGACGTTGCAGCGGCAGCTCGACCAGATGGGGCTGGCGGCGCAGCAGAACGACCTCGAGAAGAAGCTCGCCATCGACCCGCTCAAGGACAAGCTCGATTCGCTCACGGAGACGGCGCCCAAGCCGTTCAATGAGCTGTTCGCCGGGATGGTGAAGGCGAAGGGTGAGCTCACGAACCTGACCGCGCAGCAGGCGGCGGCTCAGCCGGTGTACGACGCGGCGAAGGCGGCGCTCGACCTGCAGACGGCGGCGTACGACACGCTCGGCCAGAAGATAACCGAGCAGTCGGGCATCCTCGACAAGTACGCGCAGATGGCCGCGACGGTGGTACAGCAGCAGCAGGCGGCGGCGCAGGCGGCAGAAGCAGCAGCCACAGCGGCCGGGCCACTTGCCGGACTGCCTGACGCCACTGGCGGGCCGAACCCCGCCGATGCGGTGGCGGATGCACAGAAGACGGCGCAGCAAGCGACAGCGGACGCAGCGGAGGCGGCGGCGAACATCAAGCAGACGATGCAGGACATCCACGACGGCATCGACAAGGTGAAGGGGTCGTTCAAGGAATTGGGCGACTCGCTCAAGCACCTCAAGGAGTCGCTCGGCCCGATCGGCAAGTTCTTCGATGACTCGGAGCGAGCAAAGAGCCTGCTTATTGGGATGGCCGGTGGGTTCCTCATCGTCCAGGGCGCGGCCTTCGGACTGAAGACAGCGACCGCGGCCGTGCAGACGGCGACCGAGCTGTACAAGATTGCGACCACGGTTGCGGCCGGTGCGCAGTGGTTACTGAACATCGCCATGGACGCCAACCCAGCGGTGCTGATAGCGCTCGCTATCGTCGCGCTGGTAGCCATCCTCATCGTGCTCGAAGAGAAGTACGGGGTCGTGACCAAGGCCGTGAACGTCGCCAAGGACGCCTTCCAGGCGATCGCGAAGTTCGTGACCGAGAAGCTGGTCCCCGCGTTCACAACCGGAGGGATGGGCGCAGTGCTCGACTGGGTCGGCAAGAACTGGCCGATTATCGCCACCATCATCAGCGGGCCCTTCGCGCCGCTGGTGCTCCTGGCAACCGATGCGTTCGGCATCAGGAGCGCCATTGTTGGGGCTATTGGCGGCGCGCTCAAATGGATCGGGGACAACTGGCCCATCATCGCGACCATCATCTCGGGGCCGTTCGCGCCCATCGTTGCCTTCGCCACAGATGCGTTTGGCGTCCGCTCGGCAATCGTTGGCGCTTTCAACAGCATCCTCACCACGGCCTCGACGTGGGGCGGGAACCTCCTCACGTTCTTCACGAGCCTTCCGGGCAACCTGAAGTCAGCGTTCGGTAACGGCTTCGACTTCATCTGGGACGCCTTCAAGAGCGCCATCAACTACATGATCCGTGCCTGGAATGGGCTGTCGTTCTCACTGCCGGGCGTAGATACACACATCCCGAAAGTAGGGTTCATCGGTGGCTTCACGCTCAACACGCCGGACATCCCTCAGCTCGCAGCCGGTGGCATCGTCACGCGGCCAACGCTGGCGATGATTGGCGAGTCGGGCCCGGAGGCGGTTATCCCGCTAGGCCGCAACGGGAGTGGTGGCGGCGGGCTCACGGTGAACTTCAACGGGCCGGTTACGCTCGCACCTCCGGGCAGCCCCAAGGACCAACTGCAAACCGTGGGCTTCGCGGTCGCTTCCACGCTCCGCCGGCGCGGCATTCCGATGCTCACATGAGCTGGCAGGACTCAGGACTGAGGACTCAGAAGAGTGCGGTGGCGCTGTGGATGCGGTATCTGCGTTCGGCGACCGAGGGCTACGCTGCGGAGTGCGAGTGCGGATGGCGCGACGCGTGTGCCGAACTTAGCTGCCTGCGAGCCGTTGCCAGGGTGCATGTTCTCCGCAATCATCTCCCGCCATCCTTCAGCGTGGGGTGTACGGCCGATCGCGAGAAGGAGCGGTGGGACGGCCATCGCTGCGCGAGCGGTAGGTCGTATCAAGCTGCGCGTGCGGATGAGCTGCTCAGGACTCAGGCGGGGGTGCCATGAGCTTCCAGCCGCGCATCCCGACGACGTTTGAAAGCATCGATGGGGCGACCGTGCTCACGTTCGGGCTGGCGGAGTACGAGTGGGATTCGGACCAGCCGCTGTACGTTCCTTCCGTGCCGCTGGTGGGTGCGAACTACGCCTATGACCAGCTCGGCTCGGCGCCACCGGTCAAGCAGAACGCGCGTGAGACGCTGCGCTTCGTGGTCTACGAAGACACGCCGGCCGAAGTCGACACGGCCATTGACGACCTGATGGCGAAGTGCGTGAGCATCGGCCTGGGCAAGCTGTGGACGACCGATAGCAGCGATGACCGCCGCTGGGCTTATGCGCGGGTGGTATCCATGCCGGCGGTGCACTGGACGGCCGGCGACATTCTGCGCAAGGCCGTGAGCCTGGACTTCGACCGGCAGTCCGACTGGTACGGCGCGAGCGCGGCCGTCTCGACCAACCTGCTCGCCTCGGACCCGGATACGTTCACGGTCACGAACTGGGGCGGCACGCGCGTCCTAAACTCCGTGGTCAAGATCGCGGGCACGTGGACCAGCCCGGTGACGATCGAAAACACGACCAACGGCTACGGCATCGTTTACAGCGGGGACGACGGGGCGAGCTCGGACGATGTCGCGCGCTTCGATTCGGGCACGGGCCGGGTCGACCGTTCGTATGACGGCGGCGTGACGTGGACGCCCGACTACAACAGCTATGCAGCGCTGGCCGACGGGCAGGTGCAGATCATGATTCTCAATCCCGGCGACAACGATTTCTCCGTCGATTCGGCCAACGGCGCAACCGTGACCGTGACCCTCTATCCAGCCTTCTAAGGAGTAGCTATGACCGACATCACGCTCTCAACCGGAAACGCCGTCGGGCCACCCGCGGGGACGGTGCTGCGCGCCGAGACCATCAGCGCCAAGCAGTACCAGGTGGTCAAGGTTGCGCTCGGTGCGGCGGACGCCTTCAACGCGGACCTCGAGGGGACGAACGACCTTGCTGCGCTGCTCGCTTCGGCGGCGCGCACGGCCGCGGGCACATCGGCAGACCAGACCTCGGCGAGCCACAAGGGAGTGATGCTGTTCCTGAACGTGACGGTCGAGGCGGGCGTCGCGAAGACCCTTTCGCTCGCCATCCAGGGCAAGGACCCGATTAGCGGCAACTACGTCACGCTCTACGACTTTGGCGTTGTGGACACGCACGCCACGGGGACGTTCGCCTGCATTCTCTACCCGGGCTTGCTGGATGCGGACCTCGCGACGGCGGCGTTCGGGAAGTCGGGCAACCTGCCGCACACCTGGCGCGCGGTAGTGACGCCCTCGGACTCGACGAGCTGGACGTACAGCCTCGGCGCGAGCGGGCTGTTCTAGATGCTCGCCTCGCTGCTCGCCGCGGCTACCGTGCAGTCGGACCCGATCGTTCGTGCGCCGGGGCCGACGTCCATCTTCGTGAAGAACGCGACGGGCTTCGCCTTCCCGCAGCCGATTACGAACGTCTTCGCCTTCCAGGTGGACCGCTTCGCCAACCGCATCGGGACGTGGGCGGCGACGGTGCCGGCGGACAGCGGGCTCGACGACTTCGGCGACATCGTTTCGGCGACGATTCGCAGCGGTTGGAAGGTCACCATCCTGCAAGAGAACAACACCCCGTTCGGCGCAGGCAGCACCTACCTCCTCACGGATGGTGTGGTCGAGCGGCGCGAGTTCATCCCGGCCGAGGGCGGGGTCGCGCTGGCACTCTCAGGCTCGTTCCGCGAGGCGTTCCTCACGCGCGAGCAGATCCACAACACGCTCAGCTATGACACGAGCGCGCAGGCGATCGCGGACGACCTGGCGGGCGAACACGTGATTACGCCGGGCATCAACCGCTCGGCCCTCAAGGTCGACTTCAACGGCGGCACGCGCTACGCGGCGCTGCTCACGCTGGGCGAGGCGGCGCGGCTCACGCTGCGAGAGAACTGGGATGGGGATGCACTGGAGTTCACGGCTATCGATGGCGCGCCGGACTCGGGCATCACCCTCATGAACGTCGAACAGGCTCAGCCCGGCATGGGCTTCTAGGAGGACGGATGGAGCTAGTAGACTCCGGGCACGAGCCGCCATCGAACCTGTCGTTTGTACAACCGATAACTCGCGTCCTGCATCAGCACGTGCTCCTCAGCCCCGATGCGCGGGGCCAGAAGACAAATCGTGGCGATCGCGATAGCAAGGTTCGTCAGGGACGGGTTACATATCAGGTTGCCGACGATTCCGATGCACTCGGCCGAGTACACGGGATGGCGGAGCAACTGGTAGGCGCCGCTCGTCTGGATGCCCCGATTTGCAGCCACGATACCAAAACTCCGCCCGAGCGAGGCTACACCAACGATCGTGAGCATCGCTCCCATGGCTGCAACGGAAGCGCCGGCGATCGCCATGCTCTGCGACGAGTCGGCTGGTCGCATGAACAGCGGAAGCCACGCGCCGATTCCAACCAGCCAATCGAGTGGCCGCCGACTGACAACGAGCGGCTTCCGGCGAACGATAAAGAGGCAAAACAAGAGTGCGTACTGGAGGGCGAACGGAGCGCTCGTCAGTACGCCATCGACCACAACCCTATGCCCCTGGGCGTAGACGAAGAGCCCGAACATCTCGATCAGGGCGACATTCGAAGTCGCTGTCAGAATGCCGCGCACTCGCATGTGCGGCGGAGTGTACTCCAATCGTTGGTTGGAAATCAGCAAGAGTCGAATTATTCAGGAGACCCCACTGAGGGCCAGGAGGAACCATGAGCTTCGTATTCACTCGCGCGCTTGGGCTATTGAACTCGACCGTGCTCACCGGCGACGTGCGCGCGGCGCTGCTGATGAGCAACACCACCGGCGATACGGACGAGGACGCGACCTTCATCGCGGACATCGGCACGCTGGACGAGTACGACGGCGCCAGCTATGCGCGCGTGGCGCTCTCGGGGGAGTCGTTCGCGGTCGACACAACGAACGACCGCTTCAAGTTCGACGCCACGGACTTCGCCTTTTCGACGCTGGGCGTGGGCACGCGCCAGGCGGTGGGTCTGCTCATCTATCTGCACGTGTCGAACGACTCGGACTCGAAGCCGCTGATCTACATCGACGGCACCGGGTTCCCGTTCGATGGCAACGGCGCGGACGTGAACTTCACGATTCACGCCGATGGGCTGGCCTACGTGGCGAACGCGGCATAATGAGCATCTTCCCGGTCCGCGAGTCCTGCACCGTCACCGACTTCGGCTCCGACGCGACGTCGCACGCGGCGAACATGCCCGCGACGGCCAACGCAGGCAACCTGCTGCTCGCGCTCGTGGCCTTCGATGGTTCGTCCACAACCATCACGACGCCGAGCGGGTGGACGCTCATCACTGCCAACGCGTCTCTCGACCCGGTCGTTGGTGTGTATGCGAAGGTCGCGGCCGGAACAGAGGGCGGTGGCACGGTCGACTGGGTCACGTCGAACAGTCAGCGGGGCTCGGTGCATGTCTACCGGATGAGTTCATGGTATGGCTCGCTCGATGGAGTGCTCGTGAGTATGGGGGCAGCTGGGACAAGCAGCAGCGCCATCTCACTGCGCACGGGTGAGCGGTCGCTGGACATCCATTGGATCGTCGCCGAAATGAAAAGCTCGGGCACGGCCTTCGGGACTGTGCCATCTGGTTACACGAACGAGGCGAAAACAAACATCAGTGAAGACACGTCGAGCAGCGCTTCTATCGCCTCTGCCACACGCACCAATAGCTCCAACAAAGAGGAAGTGTCGGCGCTCTGGAACACCGTGTCTTCGTTTCTCACCGTGCTGATAGCTGTCCTGCCAGTGGGCGGCAAGAAGCTCCCGCGAGCATCATCCGTGATTGGAGTTTAGCCAATGGCTGCGCCATATAACCCGCCGGTCAAGAACCAGGACTTCGTCGTGCGCATCGCCCTCGAAGACATGATCAACCCGGGCCAGTTCAAATCGAGCCCGACCATCGCCTCGGGCGACTTCAAGGTCGACAAGGATGGCGGCGGGCTCACCAACCTGAGCACGCTCCCGACGGTCGATCCGAGCGGCAGCAAGCTCGTCAAGATAACGATCTCCTCGACGGAGATGAACGCCGACGTTGTCACGCTGGTGTGCAGCGACCAGACGTCGCCGCCGGAGTGGGCTGATTACGTAGTCAGCATCCCGACGACGGCCTAACGCGATGGCGAGCAGGATCTTCTTCGGCAACCAGTCGAGTGCGCGCACCATAGCGCTCTCGCCGGTTGTCGTTGAGGTAAGCCTGCCGGCAGTTACAGTCCTCGTGCCGCGGACGTTCGCGCTCGCGCCGGTCGTCGTCGAAGTCACCATCCCGGCCGTCACGGTGGCCACGGTCGCGCCGCCCATCAACATCTCCCTCGTGCCCGTCGTCGTGGAAGTGACGGTGCCCGCGGTGGCAGTCTCGTACGACCAGGCGATCGCACTTGCGCCGGTGGTTGTCGAAGCGACTGTGCCGGCCATCACCGTCCTCGTCACGCCCGGGCCCACGATCAGTCTCTCGCCGGTGGTCGTCGCGGTCAGCGTCCCTGCCGTCACTGTCAACTCCAACCCTGCGCCCACGATCCCATCGGGTGGCACGGCGCGGGTCGGGCTCATCTCCGACCGCCCACAGATCACCTACGACGGCAGCGGGCTCATCAACCGCATCATCCCCTTCGGGGTGAACTACGACGGCTCCGACCTGACGCTGCAATACGCGCTCCCGGCGCAGTACCCCTATCCCATCAAGCACGACGGGGACGCCTGGTACATCGAAGACACGGCCTCGATCGCGCTCTATGGCCTCTACGAACAGAAGGTTTACCGGAGCGATGTGAAGGTCCCGCCGACGCACGACAACAGCGCCACGGGCCAGCCGGGCCAGCCCACGGGCCTGAACCAGCAACTGCTCACCATCGGCGCCGCCTGCACTGCCGGCGACCTGATCTCGTTCACGTGGCTGGGCGTGACCTACACCTACACGTTCGCGAGCTCGCCGGGGAATGGGGAGATCGGGATTGCCTCCACGGCCGGCGAACAGCAGCAGCTCATCCTCTCGGCGTTCGCTGGTGCGGACGGGCACAACCTCAACTATGGCGTGGTCGCGCTGGGCAGCTTCTATAACAACATCGCGGTCATCAACGCCAGCCAGCGGGGCGACATCGGCATTTCGGCGACGTTCACCGATGCGGCGAACTACCTCGGCGGCGGCCAGGCGGACAGCGACCCGCCGGCGACGAGCCCGCCCGCGACGGCGCCCACCGAGCTCGGCGGCGGCGACCTCGGCACGGAGACGGCGAACGTACTCTACGCGCTCGCCGTGAACACGCTCATCAAGCAGCGCTCCGAGATCCTCGGCCTGCGCGTTGTGGTCGCGAACGGAGCCGACATCTGGGCGCTCCCGGGCGACCGCATGCAGGTGAAGTACCGTGGGATCGCGGACACGGCCGAGTCTCTCGCGGTGAACGGCAACTCGCGCGTCGTCTGGCTGGACATCGATGAGCCGATGCTCGTGGTCGAGCGCCATGACCGCTCGGACCCTTCTGGCATTCGCCAGGTGGAGTTCATGCTGGCAGCGCCAACGATCCAGTACGCCGTACCGCCGCTCCCGACGTGGACTGACCCGGTCGCTCTGCCGGTGCCCGCGAACACGGGCAGCTTCCCGGGCACGGACGCAACGGGCGCGGGCGACACCCCGCCGTTCGAGGGCTATACCCCCGGGGACTACACGCCGCCCGACATCCCGCCGTACACGCCCGCCGCGGACTGGGTAGCGGATACGCTTGGCAGCATCCTCACGGGCAACAAGCTGCCGTTCCCGAGCTGCTGCCCGGACCCGACGACGGACATCACGAGCGGCACGAACCTCCTGCCGCCGCCGCAGGTGGCCATGGTCGAATGGAGCTGGCCCTTCGGCAGTGGCAGCTCGCGCGGGCGCCCACTGCGCGGCGACTGGGTGCTCCTCATCTCGCGCACGGACTGGGGCTTTTACACGCCGGACCCGGGCGTGGTCACGGACGGCGACGCCTACATCATGGAGACCCGCGGGAGCACGGCGCTCAACATTGCCGGCGCGTCCGTAAAGGCGCATCTCGGTCCGCTGGAGTTTTCGATGGTGCGCCACAACCAGAGTGAGGACCTGTCGGCGAGCTGGACGAACGAGCTCTACTACAACGTCGAGGTCTATCTCGTCTTTATCGAAGATGACGACTGGGGCGGCACCATCATGGGGCAGGGTGGCGACGTAGTCCAAGACGGGACGACCTGGACGACGACGCCCGAGGAGTACGACATCGGCGACATCACCGTCTTGGGCGGAGACTTCGGCGCAGCCCAGTCGATGCTTTCCGTCCGCTACGCCGTGACCGACACGCCCACGCTGACATCTGTGGTTGCCGAGTGCGATACCCGCTCCGCCTTCCAACTCAACCTTCCTATTAGCAGCAGCGGCGACCAGGGGTCGCTCATCCAGGGGCTGGCATCGGAGATAGGCATCAGCGGCACGAGCCTGATCTTCCTGCCGTCGGTGCTGGAGGCGGAAGATTTGACCGCGCTCTACGATGGCAGCTTGCTGCTCATCGATGACCCGGGCGGAGACACCGGCGGGAACTACCTCACGCAAACGTTTGGCGCGGTCGGCATCACCTTCGACCCGGTCGCGAGCTCCACCGAATGAGCGGTTTGCAATGCGAGTGTGGTTCGGGTTTGATATGCTTTCGCAATCAGGCAGCGCCTGAATAGCCGACACCCACGAATGAGTGCCTTGAGCGCCGACGGGAGAGATCCCGACGGCGCTCTTTTGTTATCTGGGAGGCGGGAATGCCGGGTGCGATGGTCGTGCAGACGTGGTCGGTTTGCTGGACGGACGAGCGCAGCGTGCGCCGGATAGTGGACTTCGAAAGCCGTGCGGAGGCGGACTGCATGGCGGTCCTGCTGGCCGAGGCAGCGCGCAAGGAGATCATCGTGGCCGGGCCGGTCGAGATGCAGATGGACATGGAGCGCATCGACGTGCTGAAGGAACGCATCCTTTCGAAGATGCGCGGGCTGGCCGCGGACTACGCGCTGCACGAAGCGGCGGGCGGGACTCCTGTCGAATGACGCTTACAACTTCGTCGAATGCTTCACCGCTTCGGCCCCTCGCCTTCGGCTGGAGGCTGCGGTGAGCGACCTCATCCAGAACTACGCCAGCACCATCATCACGGTCGCGGCCGCACTCGGACTCCTGGGCGCCGGGGCGCGCTTCATCTGGCACCGCGCCATGCAGCCGTTCATCGAGGTACAGAACGCGGCGGCCGACATCATTCGCGCGCAACTCACGCCGAACCACGGCAGCTCGCTCGTGGACAAGGTCAACAAGATCGAAGGCAACCACCAGGAGGCGCAGCGCCACTGGGAGAACCTCGAAAGCGTGCAGGGCCAGCTCGTGAAGCGGCTCGAGAAGATTGAGCAGGCGACAGCAGAACCGAAGGACGTGCCGTGAAGCTCGTGTGGCTCCTCTCGGCGTTCGTGGCGGGCGTGGTCGCTGGAGTCGCGGCGCTCTGGAACATCGCCAGCTGGGGACGGGAGCACATCCGGTGACAAGCGATTGGGGCTGGGGATTCCTCTGCGGGGTCGCCCTGGTCCTTGGTGTGGCGCTCATGGCGAACTGGCTATGACGCTTACGCCTTCGGCGAACGCTTCACCGCCTTGGCGCTCTCTGCGAACGCTTCTCGCCTGCGGCTGGAGGCTGCGATGAACCGCTTCCCGTGGGGCATCGTCTGGGGTGTGCTTGCGATGGAACTGCTGCTGCTGTTCGTGGTCTACGGGAGGGCGGGATGAGGGGCGCACGGCCGCCGGCGCCAGAGACGGCTGAGAGCAGGGCCAGGCGGGCGCAGAACATCATCGCGACAATCTCGGTGCTACTCGTGGAACTGATGAAGCTGGAGGGCAAGGCATATGAATAGAGACGAGTTCTTCGCCGGCGTGTGTGCCGGATTGGGCTGGACACCTACACCCTGGCGACTGGCGGTGTTCGACGAATGGGCGCGGCATGAGGGTATGCCCTTCGAGCAATCCTGGAACCCGCTGGCGACGACGCGGGCCTCGGCGGCGGCCGTGCGGAACCCGAACTATGACATCGGCTACGGGCCGGGCAACTGGAACACCGTCCATGTCGGCGTCTACCGCGACGCGGGCGCCGGCATCGCGGCGACGGTGGAAACGCTGGCCCTGGACTACTACCCGAACGTGCGGCGCTGCATGGCAGACCAGGCGGGCTATCCCGAAGCGGTGGCCGAGCTCGCCACGTACGTGGGCTCAATCGCATACGGACAGGCGCTCGTGGCGTTCATGACGAGCTGCACAGCGGACAAGGGAGGTGACGTGGCAGATCCACGAGTTGACGACATTCTCCGGGCCCTCACGGGCCGCGAGGGAACAGACGCAACCGCGCGGCTCGCGGGCTGGAACACGAAGGAAGGCAAGCCGAGCGGCTGGTCCTTGCTGGACGGATACCTGGGGCAGCAGAGCCACATCGGCCAGCTGGCGACGTTGCTGCAGACACTGCCGGGAGTTTCGCCGGATGTCCTTGCCGCCCTCGTCGCACTCGGCGAGGCGGCCAAGAAAGCGCAAGGAGGCGCGCATGGATAACGCGGTACTATCGGCGCCGCTCGTCATCATCCTGGGGCTCATCGCCCCGATCCTCATCAGCGTTCTCAAACGCGCTGGCACTTCGACGCTGTTGAACCAGCTCATTGCGGTGGCCGTCTCGTTCGCCTTCGGCTTCGCCTCGGTCGTCATCGACCATGGCGGTCTGCACGGCGTTACGGTGCCGGTGCTGCTTGGCTGGACAACCGCGGCGTACGCGATCGCGCAGCTGACCTATCACACCTACTTCGTAGAAACGGACATCAACAAAGCGCTCAGTGCACTCATCTGGGGTGCGCCGGCGGCTTCGGATGCAACGGCGATCGGAGGCTCGAACACGGCTGCCAAGCCGGGCACGTAGCTTCGTTCGAACCCAAGCGCGTATTACCGAGGGGCCCGGCAGAGATGCCGGGCCCCTTCGTTGTGACGGTGCGGGCCAATATTATTGGCCGGGTTCGTGCGTGGTAGGATGCCGGTGGATGTGGGATTCCCTGCATCGGCGCGAGCCCCGTGACCAGCACGGGGCTTCTTGCTTTCACATCATCTCGGCCATGATGGCCGACTTTGCCTGCTGCACGCGCTGGAGCTTCTGCTCGAGCTCGGCTCGGCGCTCTGGCGGCAGGTCTTTCGCGAGCGCGTTGCACGCCTCGAAGATCGCCTGGAAGCCGCTCACGACGTGGTTCGCCAATACTCTGTCCATGGCGGCAGTGTGCACCTGGCGCGGCGCGACGTCCGAGGCCCGGGCGTCACTGCGAACCTTGACGGTTTGAGGGATTGCGGTGGGGACGTTGGGTCACCGGAGGTACTTAGCTCTCCGATCGGCCTGCTTGTCTTTTCGCTCCCGAATGGCCTGAGCATTCGCTGCATAATCGATGTGCTCGATGGATGGATGGCGAAATGAGAACTTCGTAATCCCCCCAACATTCGTCACGGCGAAGTCCCCCCGGCTGATGATGTCCATTCCGATCAATAGGTCGGTGCTGGTTAGCTGGCCGCGCGTCACCTGAATACCATGGAAGCCAACACCGTTGGGGAGGATGATATTGACGAGAAACGTCGGAACCTGCTCAGATCCATGAACTCCATGCACCTGAACGATGCCGGTCGCAACGAGCCCACATTGGTCGATGCACCCTTGAGAAATGACCGAATTTGTTGCCCCGGTGTCCCAGATAGCATCCATTTCCAGAGGGACAGGCGCCGAAGTGCCGCTGGCCGGATCCCAGGCTGGCGACACTAGGCACTTGTTCGTGAGGACGTTCGCGCGACCGGAAGCCGTGGTGGTGAACGCGCGGAAGTCGCCGGCTACGAGAACACCACCCGGGAATGGAATGTCTGCGTGTACCCCTCGGGCCCGCTCGTTACCCGTTGGATCAGAAAGGTACCCAGCTCATGGTGCTTCTTGGTCTCGAGGAGAGCCGCCATTTCCGAGTCGTAAGATCCAATGATGGTGCCGCCCTTGATGACCACGAACTTGCCGTCATGCTCGGCCGCGATCTCGGCCTGGTGATCGAGGTAGTACTGGAATTCGTTTTTTAGCTGGCTGTCCATAAGCGCACCGTGTCCCAAGGCCGTATATGCTACCACGTCACCGTAGTGTGTGCGCCCTCGGTGCGCGCAGGCCGCTGTATAGCGCCCGGTTGTCACGCCAGCCACTCATCCGGGCTCGCCTTCTTCGCCTCGCTCAGCTGCTCTTGCGGCGCCAGATGGGCCGAACGCCGGCGTCGAGCTCGTGGATGATGCCCGCCGAACGCTCCTGCCGTCCCTCAGCCCCGTAGATGAGTGTCATCGACGGATCGCTGTGCCCGAGCTGCTCCATGGCCACGTCGAGCGGGGCGCCTGCTTTCAGCCAGCGCGCGGCCGCTGCCCGCCGGAAGTCGTGGGCCGAGACTTCGATACCCGCGCCCAGCGCGAGTGAGCGGATGGCCGACTGCATCCCATCGCTTGAGAGCGGCGCATCCCCACGCCCGAGAAAGAGCGCGCCAGGCGCACGCCCACGCTCGCGGATGATGTAGCTATCGAGGGCGCCGCGGCCGGACCGTTCGACCGCGATGAGTCGCGGCACGCCGGTCTTCGTGTGGCGCAGCCTGAGGGTGCCCGCCTTGTCGTCGTAGTCGCGCAGCTCGCAGGCGGCGAGCTCGGAGCGACGCGTGCCCGTGGCCCACAGCATCTCGATGAGGGCGGCGTTGCGGCGTGGGTGTTCGGGGCGTGCCTTGGCGACGAGCAGCAGCTTTTTCTTCGTGCCCGGGGATGCCGTTCGGCGCTTGATCTCTTCCGGCCGCACGCGAATCATCTGCACCTTGCGCGTGATGTCGGGCACACCAAAGTCATCCTGAATGTAGAGCCAGCGCACGAAGGTCCAGACGGCAGACTGGTACGAATGGATGGCGCCCGGCTTGAGCCCGCGGGTGCGCATAGCGGCACTCCAGGTGCGCAAATGCGTCGTGGAGAGATCGGCCACGAGCTCGGGCGCAGCCTCGGAAATGAAGCGGTCGATGGCGTAGCTGTAGTAGGCGCGAGAGGTCGCGCGCACGCCCGCGTCCTCCTTGTCGATGAGGAAGAGACGCTTGGCGTCTGCAGTCGTGATGTCCATTAACTAACACTCCAATTCGTGGGCTGGCTACTTTGCGATGAGCCGGCCAACCGTCGAACGGGGCATTTTGAATCTGGACTGGGTACTTGGTACGCCCGGGTGGACTCGAAC